AAAAACATTTCCTGCAGACTTCTGGGAACGGCCAGAGATTGCAAAAATACATGACATCCAGAAACTAAAAGCATTTGCAAAAGGACGCACTGGTGATCCAGACGGCTGGGTGCCGATTGATAACATCATCCAGGCATGGAGGGAAAAACCAACGGATGACTGGTTTGAAGTTGAGTACCTGGGAAGTCGGCCAAGTGCTGCAGGTTTAGTGTTGAAACCAGAGGATGTTGACAGAGCGATGTTTGATAGTCAAAAAGAAACACGCTATAATTATGTGAGAGGCGCAACAGTAGTGCTTGGAATCGACTGGGGATTTTCTTCGATGACTGCAGTGACTGAATTTATGCGACATCGTGATGAAGTCGTCGTACAACTTGATTGCAAAACCTATCATCAAATTGCGAGTGATGATATAATAAACCAAGTAGTCGAGAAAGTGAAAAGCAAAAACATTCGTTTTATTTACGCCGACAGTGCTGGTAAGTTTGAAAATGTCGCGTTGCAAAATGCATTGGTAAAAGCCAAGCTCGCCTGCAAAGTTATTGAAGTCGTGTTCTCCGTAGAAAAAGAAGAGATGCTTGGAAATTTCCGTGCCCACTTCGAACAGGGAAAAATTAAAATCCCTGAACGAGTTATGAAAAGAGATGAGCTCATAAGTAATAAAGAGGCATACTGGCAATACAAGCGATACCGATACCAGGAGGGTACAGACAGACCAATGAAAAAAGACGATCACATCCCCGACAGTACTATGTGTGCACTACAACATTTTAAACTAGGAAAATTAGTACGTTCGTTACCAGTCGATCCGAACGTAAAAGAAGATAGAGGCCAAAAAGTAAATGATAAGCCAATAACAGCCGGCATCACAAAAAAAATATTTTAATATGAAGATACTCGGATTTGAAATAACAAAAGCACAGACCACTGCAGAAAAAGCGGTGACTGTGGAAAAGTCACTACAGGAAACGCAACCAAGCGTACCGCTAAAAAGTTCGTTTCCAAAAAAACAACTCGGAGATTCTGGATCACGTGGACTACACGGTGTAATCACAGACGAGTACAATCCAAACCTGCAAGGGGTCCAGGGTATCAAGGTGTATGACGAAATGCGCAAAGGAGATGGAACAGTGAGAGCAGCAATGCTTGTAACAACGCTACCAATCAGACGCGCGCAATGGTTCGTTAACCCGGCAACTGAAGACCAAAAAGACAAAGACATTGCGAGCTTTGTAGAGCATGCATTATTTGACTGGATAGAAAAAACATCATGGGATGACATCATACGTCAAGCCCTTTTAATGGTTCCATTTGGTGTCATGGTTTTTGAAAAGGTATACGGGACCAAAGACCATGAGGGAAAAACATACGTCGTTTTAAATAAACTAGCACCACGATTACCGAAGTCAATCATGCAATGGGAACTGACTGACGGAACATTCGGTATTCAACAAATACGCCAGGACGGAATCACAGCCCAAATACCAGGCAGTAAACTTTTAGTATTTGTTAATGAACGTGAGGGAGATAACTGGTGGGGTACTTCGATGTTGCGTGCAGCATATAAACACTGGTACTACAAAAACAACTTTTACAAAATCGATGGAATGGCATTCGAACGTCAAGGGATGGGTGTGCCGTTAATGAAAATGCCAGTGGGATACACAGAATCAGATGAGGCGAAAGCGGTAACAGCAATGCGAAACTTACGGGCCAATGAAGATGCGTATTTGATAATCCCACAAGGATACGAGGCGGAGTTTATGAAGATGGACGGGAAAGGATCACGCGACCCAGAGAAATCAATCAGCCATCACAACAAAGAAATACTGCTCAGTGTGCTTGCACAGTTTTTGGAACTGGGTCAATCATCAAGCGGAGGCGGAAGTCGTGCATTGTCCGAAGACCACAGTGACATATTTTTAAAAGCGCTCGAGGCAATCGCAAACAACTTAATATCCGAAATAAATAATAACCTTATCCCGGAGTTAGTGGATATGAATTTTAATGACGTGACAGTTTACCCAAAGCTGGATTTTTCTGGTATTACCAAGGTAGACGTAGCAGGCCTAGGCACCGCGTATGCCCAGCTGGTGACCGCAGGTGCGATAACACCGACCAATGAGGATGAACAGTACCTACGTGCAGCAATGGGGCTCCCAGCGCGCAGTCAAGAAGACGTGGACGAGGCAGAGAGTGCTGAAGAGATGATAGACGGTATCGACAATGATGACGTGGATATTGACGATGAAGAGACTGACGCATCAAAGAAAAAGAAAGATGATGCCGAGGCTAAAAAAGACATCACCAAAAAAAAAGCACACGAACACCTTAAACTAGTACGCAAGTACGATGATGGCCAAGGATTTAAAAGCTGGAGACCTTTGACCTTTGCAGAAAAAAAGGTTAGTTTTTCAAACATCGAAGAAACTATAAACCAACTTGAAAGCGAGTTTGCAAAAGAGGCAACCGTGGCAATGAATAAAGCCAAGGATAATTTTATGAAGAAACTCCACAAAGCAATGGATGCCGGAGACACAAAAGCAATCGCAGAGCTTGAGATTTTATTTGTGAATGAATACAAGGGCATAGTTAAAGACGCAATGAAAAAGGCATACGAGTACGGTAAAAATAATGTTGCAACCGAGATGGGCGTAACAGTACCACCGAGTATGGCCACAACTAATGCGAGTATTGACCTCCTTGCAGACACGATTGCAAACAAAGCAGCAAGCGACGTAGAGAGCCAGGCGAAGATATCAACAGCCAATGCGCTGAAGAATAACATCACGAACCTGCAGGCAGCCGGATTGATAGACTCAGCACTAGAGAGCGCAATCACAAAAACAGTAAACAGCACAGCCGGATTGATTATAGGCCAAGGCGTGAACATGGGACGCAATGACGTGTTTGTGCGTAACCGTGGGTTAATTTATGCATTACAACGTAGTGAAATACTGGACGCAATGACCTGTAGTTTTTGCTTGAGTATGGATGGATTAATTGTGGAGCCGACAGATGCGTGGGCAAGTTATGATGTTTTCCACAGTAACTGTCGTGGGATATGGGTCGAAATATTAAAAGACGAAGAGAATCCACCAGCAATAACCGGAGTACCCGCCGACCTTGGCGATTATTATGGTGGCCAACCAAACTCATTAATACAACCACCGAACCCAATCATTATTGATAGCAGTCCGGCGAAAAAAGAAGTCGAACGCCGGGCCGAGGCAAAGAAGAAAAAGAAAAAGTAATCCACAATTACTTTCCAAAGTAATTGACGGGTGTTATAATAAATTTACATGACTAAGCAATTTAAACAATTAGCAAAAAATGCAAAATACACAACCAGTGTTGCTGCATTTGATGAGAATAAAAAAAGTACAAAGATACCGGATGACATTCATTTGATACCGATTGGAGAGTGGGCACACGACATGTACGGGCCGATAATAATAACGGCATCAGACATCCGTGAATTTGCTCAAAACTTCAATGCGGAAATACGCAAGGGTGTATTTATCACAGCGGGTCATGAGGGATGGGACGAATTACCAGCAGTAGGATGGATCACAAAGGTCGAGGCACGCGACAATGGCCTATGGGGCACAGTCGAGTGGAATGAGTACGGAAAAGGCGTGCTCACAGACAAACAATGGAAATTCTTCTCGCCGGAATTAGTCCGCGATTACGAAGATCCAGAAAACCACCAATTGTACAGGAATGTCCTGACAGGCGGTGCATTAACGAAGTCACCGTACTTCAAAGAGCTCCAAGCGATAATGTTCTCAGAGAAAAAATTACAAACCAATTTTAATGATAATAATACTATGTTAATACTAGAAGAAGTGCTCGCAAAAGATATCAGTACATTAACTGATGAAGAAAAAGCGTTCGTAAAAGAACACGCGTCAGAATTAACTGACGAACAAAAAGTCACACACGCAGAGTTCATCAAAGAAGATGAAGTTGCTGAAACTGAAGAAGAAAAAACAGCACGTGAGGCAGCAGAGGCGCAAGCTGTAAAAGACGCTAATGTCGCAGCAGGCCTCAACGAAGATGGTTCACCAAAAGATGGCGGAGGCGAAGACGCTGGTGCACCCGGAGATGATACACAAATCAATGCATCAGAAAAAGTAACAATCAAAGCAAGCGAACTCGCAATTTTGCGACAAAAGGCGGATGAGGGTGCACAGGCATTCAAGGAATTGCACAAAACAAAAATCGCGAGTGCCGTATCAAGTTTAGTTTTTAGTGAAAGTAATAAGGCGGGACGATTCCTACCAAAAAGCAAGGACAACCTCAGTGCTTTTATGGAATCATTAAATGATGCACAACGTGCAAAGTTTTCTGCCCTTATCACAGAAATACCAAAAAGTATTTCATTCGCTGAAATGGGAGGCGAGGGTAACGAGGGTAATAGTTTTGCGGAAGTCGAGTCAAAAGTAGAGGCAAAAATGAAAGGCAATACAAAACTTTCATATTCAGAGGCGTTGAAAGAAGTCATGAGTGAAAACGAAGGCTTGGAACAACGATACGATGAAGGCCTACCAACAGTACGAGCGAAAAATTAGTTCAATTATAAAGTTAATTTAAACATACAAATTTATGTCACAATCAATGAGAGATTTTGAAATCTCACGTCCATGTGGAGCAACCACTCTTATAGCTAAACAATATTACATTGTTAAACAGCATACAGATGGTACTTTAATCCTTGCAGCAGCGGCAACAGATAAAATTGTCGGAGTGCTACAAAACAAACCAGCTGTAGGTTCAGCAGGTCTAGTGCGTATCGGTGGAACAACAAAAGTAATCGCGGGTGGAGCAATCAACCCAGGTGCTTGGGTTACATCAGATGGTTCAGGAAAAGCGGTCGCAACAACTACAGATAAAGATGTAGTATTTGGTAAATACCTTGGAACTGCAGCAGCAGCGTCAGGAGATATTATCGAAGTACAAATTCACATTTTCACTTTGTCTGCTTAGTCGGAGACAAATAGTTATAAATTTAATTCATATAAAACACCATGTTAGTACAACAAGATGTAGTTATAGATCCAGCATTGTCAAACGTATCAATCAAATATACAAATGACAGTTTTATTGCTGATCTAGTGTTCCCAGTTATTAAAGTAAACAAGCAAACAGGTAAATACTACGTATACGACAAAGCAAACCTACGTGTTGATGCAACCGCTCGTGCAGCCGGTTCAGGTGCGAACGAAATCGACCTAGG